TACTCCTGCTGCAGGAACTGCAGGAGCGCGCCGCCATTGGTCGTCGCCGAAGTGATAGGCCCACGCCCGCCGGCGGTCCCGAAGGCCGCGGTCGCGGCTCGGTTCTGCCACCAGGTATTGGTCGCCCGGGACAAGCCGCCGAGGTTGCCGGTGTTTGGGACCGCAGCGATGATCGCCTGCATGCCGGCCAGCGCCTTCGGATCGGCCGTGCCGTCGCCCCACATCAGCGTGTTCATGCTGCGGGCGTACTGCTCGCCGAAATCCTCCAGCTTGTCCTGCAAGAGGTTTACCAGGACCGTCACGTCACGATCCGAGTGGTTGGCCAGCGTGGTCCCGTCACCTTCGTCGTCGGTGACCGAAATCCCGTCAATCTTCAGCTCGGTATGGGTCAGCGTCAGACCGATGTGATGCTCACGCCACGGATAGTTGACGCGCTGGATATTGGCCGGCGTGTAGAAACTGACCGTGTCGTTGTGCGTGTAACCGACCACATGGTCGTTGACGCCGCCGGCACCGTAAGCACCCTTGACCGCCAGCGAGATATTGCCCTTGCCGCCGGGAAAGGATTTGGCGCTGCCCTCAAACAACCGAAGCAGCGGCTTGGCCTGGATACTTTGTTTGAACGTGTCTCCCTTGTTGTAGTAGTAGTCCAACGCCGCGTTGGCGATGTTGGTGATTTCACCAGCCGTGAAGGCCATGACGGATCATCCTCGTCACGAGGCCCGCCGCATGTTTTCGAGCGCCATCACCACGGCATCCTTCATGTTGCGTGGCTCGGCCCGCGACGCGCCGGTTGCGACATGGATGCTGGACGGGCTGGCTCGGGTCGGTTTAGGTGCAGGACGCACCCGGCCGAAGGTTGCCTTGACCTCGTCATACGCTGCTTGCGACAGGGCCACCGCGTCCTGCGGGGTGCGCGGCAAGCCGCGTTCCTGCAAGAGCCCCTGCGCGTAACGGCGAACAGCACCCGACATTTGGGCGTAATCGGGGTCTCGCCGCTGGATGCCCTGTTCCCAGGTGTCGACCGCAGTGCGGAGGCTGTCCGCGTGCTGCATCTGCCGGGTCAGTGTCGCCGCCTCGGTGGCGTTCCTGAGTTCTGCCGTTGTCTGCTGGGCGGTGTACCGCGTCCGGGTCAGCTCGCGTGCCGTCGCCTCGTCGATCAGCCCCTCGTCGACCCGCTGCTGCAGATCAGGACTGATGCGAACACCAATCGCTTCCTGCGCCGCCATGACATAGGGCATGACGCCGTTGAGGAACCCCTGGTAGTCGCCGCGGCGCAAAACCGCCCCGATCCCAAGCAAGAGATTGGCGTCCTCCGCGGACAGCTGGTGCTCGTGGAGGTAGCCCCGCAGCTGCCGGTGCGATGTCAGCTCCGGCTGCAGGCTCTCGATGGTCTGACGGGCTTCATTGCGTTGCGCGAGAAGACGCTCGAAACGTCGGCGCGTTTCCGGACGAAGCTTTTTCAGCTCAGCTTCGCTGGGATCGGCTTCTTCAGGTGCCGGTTTGGCGGGTTCGGTAGCATCCGGCGGGGTGTCCCCCGGCCCGGTAGCCGCTGCCTGGTCCCCGGAAGCCTGGTCCTTCGCGTCGGTCCCCGCGTCGGTGTCTTGATCCGAGGGGAGAGCCGAGGTTTCGGGCCGGGTTTCAACAACCTTCTTGACTGCGGCAAGCAGCCCTTCACGGTCGGACTGGCGGCTGTCGCCTGACGAGGGCGCGTTACGATCGGTGCCTGACGAGGGCGTAGATGCGTCGGACGCCGCCGGTGGCGGCGGCGTCGAAGTGTCGACGGCGCTGGACGAGGGCGCGTCTGATGCTGGTACGTCCGCGGAGGTCGGTACGTCGTCGGCCATCCAGGTCTTGCCGATCCTGTTTGATCCGACAAGCCTTATGCCCCGGTGTTGTGTCTTTTGTCCAGCGTGTGTTGTGCGGAAGACGCTATGGGGGGCAGGCTTTTACGACGTTCGCAGCGGTTTGTGCCGGGCCGGCCGCAAGACACCCGCGCACGACAACCACCGGATCGCAGGCGCCGAGCAGCAAAACGAGGGCGAGAACGAGCTTCAATGCAGGCCGAAGACCCGCAGACCGAGGATTAGGACGCAAATGAACGCCAGGATGTGCCCGGCCCAGATGTAGGGCGTGATCTGAGGGTGCGGGATCACGCTTAACCCCCACAAAATCAGGCATATCAGGAAGACGATCTCCAGGATCACGTCAAAAACCTCCCATCAGGGGGTCGGAAACCCCGGGTTGCGCATGACACCGCGCGGCAGGCCGGTGCCAGGACCAGGTCGGTTGCCGTTGTTGCCGTAAACCTGAAGCGGCGGCACCCGCGGTCCCAGCGAGCCCGCGGTCTCGGGACCGGTGATCGCGTTGGTCATCCCGGCCGGCCCCTGCATGTTCGGGTCGGCGTTCGCATCCGCCGGGCGCGGTGGTCCCTTGCCGGCGCCTGATGGTGGTTCGCCGGCCGCGTCGGGACCACCGGGCGGCGCCGGTGGCCGGCCCATTAGCTGGTTGAGGCTCTCCATGCTCGGCAGGCCCTGGGCGAAGGCTTCGGAGATGTCAATATCGTCGCCCATGCGGCGGATCAGCTGGCGGGCCAACCACTCGGGGTTGATCCCCGGGATGCGTTGAAGTAACGGGACCAGCTGCGACAGCGCCTGCACATCCTGCTGCCGATCAGCGGGACCGTTGGCGCCGACATCGACTTCGAGCCAGACGTTTTCGGCCACGGTTTGCGGGTCGAGCGACGGCCACGCCGCGCCGGGACCAACGACTTTGGTCACGGTCTCGGTGTTGACGTTGAGGATCAAAATCTGGCTCGACGCGATGGCCAGCTCGGTCATCACGTCGTTGATGTCGTCGATCGTCGACGTCGTGTCGGTGGACTGGCTGAACTGTGCCACCGAGACCTCGGTCGCGGTTGCCCCGGACGTGGTCCCCTGATCGGCCTGATCCGAGCCCAGCACCCGCAGCACGTCCTCGAACACCGGCGCGGTGTCGTAGAGCGCGGCGTCGATCGCCGGCATGTGGACGATCTGCAGCACGTCGTCGATCTTCTGGCCGGGGGCCAGGGCGTTCAACTCCAGCAGCGCGTTGGCCGGGTGGGTGCGCAGCTTCTCCAGGTCGGGTTCTTCGAGCAAGCCGGCCGCGACGGCGATCTTCGGCCGGTTGGCGCGGCGATGCTCGCGCAGCCCCTGACGCGTCCGGTTAAGTTCGAGCTGCATGTCGCGGATCAGGTCGATATCGGACTGCGGATAGAGTGACCGCTCGTCGTAGCCCTCGTTGAGGGTGAACGAGAACCAGGGCCAGAAGCGGGTCGTCGGGGTCTCCGGTGGTCCCGGCTCCTGGAGAAAGTCACAGTAACCGTCGCAGACGACAAACACATTGCCGTCCTTGCGGTTGTAGATTTCCCAGACGCAGGCCAGGGCAGCCGGGCCGGCGCCGTCCGCGTCATCACCGGAGGAACCGCCGGCGCCGTAGCCGTGATAGAGGGTCGCCTCGTTGCCGGTCGACCGACCGTCCTCGTCATAGGCGAGATAGCCGGCTTGGCCGACATCGACCATGTAGATTTCCTCGATCTCGTCGGGCGTCAGCAGGTACTCCTGCGCTACCCAATCGGCCCCGAGAAAACCGCGCAGGGTGCGGCAGCGCGGATCGGGGATGATCGCCGTGCTGTCGGGATAGTCGAAGGTCAGCCCCTCGCGCACGATCAGCTGCCCCTCGGTCATCAAGGTGCGGATCGCCAGCTTCAGTTCCTCGGCGTCGGCGCTATCGTCCTGGATTTCATCGTCGGCCAGATCGGCAGCCAGGCGCTCGATATTGGCCAGGCGCTCGCTCATATCGGCGATGCGGTGCTCGATTTCGGGCTTCATCTGCATCGCCCGCTGAAAACCCAGCTTGACGAAACCGACGCCAGTGACGATCGCGCGCCGGATCGACATCTTCATGCCGGATTTGAACGAGTGGTTCTGTTCCTGGATGTTGTAGTCGTAGAGGATTTCGAGGGTGTGGCCGACCCGCTCGGTCATGTCGGCGAAACGCTCGACCATCTGGGCGTCCTGCAGGATCGCCATCGCGTTGGGGTCGATCATGCCAGTCTGCTGGCCCAGCATCAGGCTCTGCTGCGCCTGGACTAGCTGCTGCATCGTGCCGTTCCAGGTCTGGGCGATCAGCTTCGGCTTGGTCTTGGCCTTCATCGTCGGGTTGTTCGGGTACAGCTCGGCAGTGCGCTGCAGGACGTGCCGGATGCAGATGTTCGCGATGTAGCGCTCGTCGCGCTTGGTGGTCTTGCGGCGCAAAGCGGTGCCGGGCCATTGCCGACCCTCGGCAAAGTCCATGTTTTCGCGCATCCGCTTGAAGGGCGTCTCCCAATGCTTTTTTGCGCGCTTCACCCGCTCCGTCCAGCGCCCGACGAGCTTCCTGCGAGGCTCGTCCGGGTCGGGTTTCTCGCGCTCGACGAAGCTTTTCTGGTCCTGGGACGGTCCCGGTGGTCCCGGGACCGATGGCGCGGGAGGAATACCGCCAGTCATCGATCCCGGGACCTGTCCTGCTGTCATCCCTGGCAGGACGGGTGGAGGCACGGAGGGACCGGGGGCGCCGATCATCACCAACCCGCCGTGCCGAAGCCACCGAAGCCGAGCCGCACGCTGCGCTCGGCCTGGTCACGCTGCATCTTGAGCCAGCCGAAGGTGTTTTCGAGGGGCTTGCCGCTGTCGTCAGATTTGCGCTCGCCCATCGGCACCTGAAGGGTCAGCCCGAGCCCGACATAGGCCAGCGTGTCGACGAAATCGTCGTGCGCGTCATAGGGAAACTTGAGCATCTGATCGCGCGCCGCCGGCCACCAGGGCGCCCGCTCGGGGAACCGCACCTTGCCCATGCTTAGCCGGCCTTGGATGCTCTGCGCCCGGGTCTGCTTGTCGGCGATCGGCTGCATTTCTATGAGGCTGCAGAAGGTATGGGTCTCCAGCATCCGCTTGCGCAGGAACGGTCCGATCGACTTCGAGATGTGACCGCGCTCGGCCCACCAAAACAGGGGCTTGTGCAGCTTCATCATGCGCAGCATCGCGTCGGTCGTCTGCTCGGCGTTCATCTGACGCCAGACGAGGTCCGCGAGGACCCAGATATTGTCCTGGCTGTCGACCCCGATGACCATCAGACAGGTCTTGTCGGAGCCTTGTTTGAGGGCGACAGCATGGTCGGAAGCCGCGTAGCACCGCAAATTGGCCGGCAGATCGTTCGGCCGGTAGGTCTGCAGCCAGTCG